ACTTGATGTTTGAAACGCCTCAACAGCCGTTGCAGGATATTCTTGCTTAAACTGCCACAGTCCGCCTGCAAAGTTATTTATCTTGTTTCTTCGCCATGCTATTTGTTTGTCATCTAGCTTATAAAGAGTTTTATATTCCATCTCTTCGCTAGTAAGCATAAAGTCTTTAGGTAGCTCTAATCTGTACTCATCTTGCCAAAACCAAGGAACAAAAATCATTTGATACTCGCTTTCACCTGCAAGGGCTGCAATAGACATTTTATGAAACATATTACCAATTCCATTGGCAGTCGATTCAAGTATTATCTCAGTGTTTTTAGTGTCTGGCACTGTTTGCATTATACCAGAGCTTATCTCGTTTGTATTTTTCCAAAATGCAACCTCTGAGCCATGCAACAACTGTATAGTGTCAGAACGTCCAACACTGCCACTTCCTGCGGTTCCTATTGCATAACCACTATCAAGCGTTGAGAATACAAGCTCTGAGGAGTTAGAAACTCCTGTAGTTGCCTTCATTGGCTCAGGCATGTTGTCATGATATCTATGTACAAGCTTATACAGATTTTTTGTTGCATCGTCTAGATGCGTTAAGATAAATACTTTTGTTCCTAAGCTGTGAGTCACTTGGTGATAATATCTTGCTGCAACGTACGTGCTGCAACCTTGTTGTCTTCCCTTTAAAATTATAGCTCTTACTTTCCCTGTAAGTAATTTCTGTTTCTCTAGCTTATCATGAATGTATTTCTGCGCCTTATTGAGCTTAAATGGCTCTATCGCACTGTTTTTAGTTCTAATCTTTAAACATCTTTCGGCATAGTAGGGAAAGTTTTGTTTAAATTCTCTAAAAAGTTCTTGTTCATTCATTTTTTAACACTCGTTAAATCCATCACTTGCAAAAGAGGCGTTTAAGCACTCTGTGAAACTTTTATATTTGTTGCTTCTTTTGTATTTTAAAAAAGCTTTTATAAAACACTTAAAAACACAAGCTTTTGAAAGCCCCGTTTGTTCTGATATATGCTGATATACTTTTTCAAGGTCGTTTTGTTTTGTTTCATTATCGTGTGCAAATATACCGTCAATTTTTAAAACATTATTTACAATTTCTATTTTAAAACTTTTGTCTTTAACTATTAAAATATCCATCTGTTTTTATTTTATCTTAAAAAATATGCTTTAAAATATGCTTAATTACCGGAACAGTAAAGCTATTACCTAGTGCTTTGTAGCCTTGAGTATTACTAACTATTGATACATAATGATCTGGAAAGCCTTGAAGTCTACAGCATTCAATAGTAGATAGCATTCTAGCAACTCCTTCTATTTTATATAAACCTGTTTTTGCTCCTTTTCCGCCACCATTAGCAGATAAGCAAATTGATTTACCTTTTATTGAGTAAACCCTATCGCTTTGCCCTCCTTTGTTAAAATGTCCTAGCCTTATAGGTTTGTTAAAAACTAATTGCCTTCTACCTTTTTCAAAATAACTTTTTAAATTGCCACCTTTAAAATAGTTAGCATCTAAACAATAGCTCTTTACTCTATTAACATAACCTTCCTCAATAATATCTTTTAAATATATTTCTTTATCTTCTGGCTGTTCTATTTTCACTTGCCTATATTTGCCATCAACTAACTTGCCGACCCAGTAATAACGCTTTCTATTTTGTGCTGTAAGTAAAGAGCTATTAATCATTTCAGGCTCTATATTAAATAATTCTTTTGTGATTATATCCTTGCTTGCTTTACTCATGCTAGCAACATTCTCTAAAATAAAATATTTCGGTTTTGTTTCGTTTAATATTCTTAGATATTCATAAAATAGCCCTGATCTTTTTCCCTCTAGTCCTTCTCTATCTTTTTTTGCTATTGATAAGTCCTGGCAAGGCGAACCACCGATTAAAAGATCAATATTATTATATGCTTTAACCTCTTTAACATCTCCGATTTGTTCTATATCTAAATGATTAGCCTTAGCAACTTGTATTGCATATTTATCTATTTCTGAACTATAATACTTACAATCAATATCAAGCTCTTTTAGTGCTTGTTTTGCCCCTCCTAATCCATCAAATAAAGATAATACTTTCATTTTTACAAATTGTTTTTTAAATCTTCGTTTTCTACAAACAGCTCTAAGCATCTAATAAACAATCCAGAGGGCTTCTTTCTTCCACTTTCAAGTTCTCTAATATATCTATCGCCATTTATTTCAGAAAGACCCAAAGCAATAGCAAATTCTTTTTGAGTCATTCCATAGACTTCTCTTTGTTTTTTAATTTGCTCTGGTTTCATTGGTTTTTTCTTTAATTATAAAAACTTATTTGTTTGCCAACAATGTTAAATCTATTTATTAGCTCGCCTTTTCCTGGTGATGCTATAATCTCTCCCTTATCCCCTATATTTACCCATGTTATTAATTTAATTGATTCTAAAAATTCTATAAGGCTTTCAAGTTCTAAATTAGCTTTAGAGCAAGTCTTATTAAGTCCCAGTGGTTTTCTTGGTATAAAAAGGCCTTGTATATTTTCAGTAATAAGTAAATATCCTGACTCCTGTTCAAATAATTTCAGATCTTGATATTTCTTAAATGTTTTCAAGCGATATATGAGTGTACGTTTAAGCCATTTGTTTATTTCCATTTTGTTTTATTAATTAGTTACAAATATAATATAGGAGCTAGGCTCCCATTACTCAACTTCTATTGTTTTTTTATCATGCTTTATTAAAACATTTATTAATATGTCGCATGTATTAACTAGGTTTTCATCGTCTGTATTTTCTGCCAGAATCTCCCTTAACTCTTCAAGCTCAAAAGAGCCTTGCTCGTAATTAAAAAACTCTAGCATGTAATCAACACAATCTTGCTCTATTGGTTCCAAGTCTGTATCCCATATCTTTGAATTTTTTTTTGCAGCCTGATCTATTCTGTCAATCCAGAATCTTTTTGTTGATCTAGTAAAAAAATAAAGGAATTCATAAGCTTCTTTCCAGCTTTCAAAAGACTTGAAGAACTTATCAAGTTTTGTTTCATACATAAAAATCAAATTGTTTTCTTCTTCTAGCCTCCAGAAATTCGGAAGCGTTTTTCTTTTAAGGTGGTGCAATGCTTTTTCTTTGTAGTTATCGATTATTTCCATTTTGTATATTTAATTAAGTTACAAAATCAGTATAGGGTTTTAGTTCCTACAAGTCAACAGCTATTTTAATTTTTTTTATACTTATTGTATAATGTTAAACGTAAAACACAAAACCGTCATCATCGTTGGCAACGTCACTAATATCTAATAAAAACTTTTGTTTGTTATATTCTTTTTGCAGCCTTCTAATTGCTTCTTTAAGTCCATAAAGTTTATAAACATCTGGAAATTCATTCCAATTTTCACTATAAAAACATTGTGATTTTTTATTGCCGTCTTTTAATACAATATGTATGGTTTGCATAATATAATTTGTTAATTTGTAACTTCATGAATTGGGTTGAATTCAGCTTGCTGCTCGTCCTCATAATTAGCTTCACATTGAATTAGTTTTTTTTGCTCTTGTACTACTACAAGTTCGTTTTTTATCCAATCCTCAGCTTTGCTTATATTTACATCAATGACTTTCTTTTGCTCTCCGTACTTCTCAGGCCTTAGTTTTGCAGCTCGCCATTGTAGCCCCCAAATAACCGCCTTGCCTGCGTTGTAGTCTATGTCACCCCTTCTAATCTCATTAATTACATCTTGAATATCATCGTCTAGTGCATCTGCTTGTAATGAACGTGCGCGCGCAGTATCGGCTGCGTATTCTTCATCTTCATTTAACCACCTTAATATAGTTACCCTATGGGGCATTTTTTTATTTCTGCATATCTGCCTTAATGATTGCCCATCTGATATTTTTAAACAGATTTCTTTCATTATCTTATCTTTCTCTTTTTTTGTGTAAGGGTTATACATTCTAACTATCTAAAACTTTTTCAAAATCTTTTAGCAGGTTCATATACTCTAAGTGCATGTGACATGTGAAAAACATATCGGCAGTATCTTTATTTTTTACGTATTTTGTCCATAGCTTAACTAACTCTTTTTTTGCTTTGTTTGGGTTTTCTATTTTATATAAATTTAACGTTTTTAATTGCCTTCTAATTGCCAATTCTAATTTTGTTGTTTGTATTGCTAATATTTCTAAATCTTGATCGATCATTATGCTTTATAATTACAAGTTTTTTTTATATAATATCAAAAATTCTTATAGTTTGTCAATATGAAACAAAAGTACAGAAACCAAAAACATAATGGGTATGACTCGAGAAAAGAGGCGCATCGTGCGTATGGCTTAAAAATGAAAGAGAAAGAGGGAACAATAAAAAACTTACAAGAGCAAGTTGCATTTGAAATATTAAAACCCTTTGTTGACAACCAAGGCAAGAAAATTCAGGGCATAAAATATATAGCGGATTTTGTATATTTTGACAATGAGTTGAACCAAGTTGTTATAGAAGACGTGAAGAGTGCTGCGACTAAAAAGATAGCCGCATATATCATTAAAAAAAAGTTTGTTAAAAAGCTTTATCCAGAATATTTGTTTAGAGAGACTTAGATAATTGAGCTACAGTTTACATTAATTATCTTAGTTCCCTCTGGAGCTTTTTTTGTTCCCTTAACTCTTTCTAACTCAGCTCTTTTTGTTTTGTTAATTCTTTCTATATTATGCTTATCAAGAAGGCTGTAAACTGTGTTTGCAGTGCATCGCCACATATTGCATATATCTTCTAGTTTATAATTTTCGTATATATGCAAAATGTCCGTTCTTGTAAGTATTTGAATTAAGCTTAATTGTTTCATGTTAGTAAGGTAAAACAGCGTGTTTATAATCCTCATATAAATCGTCTTGTTCTCTTCTATAATCTAAATATTCATTATGCAACGTTTCTAGCCTTTCATTAATTTTATCTGACAATTCCCACTTTTCGCTTGTTGAATATGGTCTAATACTTTTATTACTTGTAATCTTGTAAACATCAACGATCTGATCTATAGATGACCTGTCATGCTCAAACAAGTGATCAGCATATTCAATAATCAATTCTTTTTCTGTTTCTGCTTCCCAATACTCAGAATAATCTAAATTATATGAGTATGAATTATGATCTTTATTTACTCTTAATTGTATCATCTTAATTACCTGAAAATAACTCTTAATTTGTTTCTCTTTGTTGTTACAACCTGCGATAGAACGCGAAGTAACGTAAACGTAGTTCTTTGCGACCTAGTGTACTTTGTCATAAGCTTTAACAATGCAGCGTGATAGCCAATTTCTAGCTTGTTTTTTAAAATAATTATTATTAATTTTTCCATTTTGTTTACTTAATTAGTTACAAACAGAAATGTAAACACGAGTTTTAATAATGTCAATTATTTTTTTACTTTAAGCAAATATTTTTTACTTTCTAGCATAGGTTGTATTTTCGACCGTCCCCCCCCTGGCCTAGTTTTATTTGCATTTTTTTTTATTTATGTCAATATCATTTGCGGTAAACTTGCATGATTGGGGGTTTTTATATTTTATATATCTGCCCCTTATCTGTATATTGCGAATTCTCATTCTAATGCAGTTTTCTTTGCGATTTGTAATCTTTGTGTAGGTTTTCTTCAAAAATAAGAAAGTTGCAAGGATTTCGCTATTTCTGTTCGATTAATCGCTACTTTGTGTTTAAAGTTTTCTTTATCTTTTCTAATAATAGTTTTTCTTCATCTGTGATAAAAACTTTGTGTAGAGTTCCAGTGTTTGGATTAAACACTGCTGTGAAGCTGTTATTGATTGAGTTTTGTAGAGAGACATTTGCACTACCAGCTACTTGTGATTCGTATATCTGTAAATAATCTAAGATATAACTTTTTGTTATATCGTTAAGAGGTTTTTTAAATTGCTCTCTTAATTTTGCAAATTCATCCCATAATTTTTCATCAATAAAATCTGGTAGTTTGTTAGAAGTATCTTTTGTAGTTTGTGCATTTTTTGCACTTGTTGCGTTCTTT